ATGGGGTTCAAGAGGCCTTGAGTTCGAATCTCAACACTCGGACCAAAAGTTCCGAAAACTAACCTAAACAGGTGGTTTTCGGAACTTTTTTATTGCTCTCTTTTTCAAATTGATTTTCGAAAAATTTGGCTATTGCATACCTATTGCATACACGAAAAAGAGGCCCATGGGGGCCTCCTTCACTTTTCGATCAGATCGCGTGGATCTACTCCTAAAATATCCGCGATGGCTAAAAGATTTCGGGCGCTCATATTCCCAGCCTCGCTTGTCCCCAGCTCGACCCGCCGGATCTGGCGGATGTTGACGCAGGAAGCATCCGCAAGCTGTTGCTGGGTCATTCCCGCATTTATGCGGGCGGTTTTAAATTTGTTCCCATTCATTGAGACAGTCCTTATTCCCAAGCTTTTGAAAACTCTGAGTCAGAAAACAATTCAGCAAGGCCTGTGATTTGTTTTAGTCTCAGCACCTCATCTGGTTCCATTCCGAGCTCACGACCTATTTTCTGGTCGGACCAATTCCTTCGGGATAATTCAAGGACAATGTCACTCATTGCGCCTACCTGATGTTTCCCTCTGGCCCTATTGTGTCTAATTGTTGCAGCGATACGATCCCCCTTATCTTCTCGGTCATGGTTTATTAGAGTGATAGGCAAATATCCGTGGATACGCTCTCTGACTTCTTTGTTCTCTTTGCCGACACGATTGCGGTGAAACCCATCGACCACCTCATAGTAGTCGTTCTTCCCCCACGCAACGATTGGTTGTGTGTATCCGTCTTCCCCAATGCTTAAAGCAAGTAGCTTCATTTCGGGAGGTGCAACAGTGTTCGGGTTGTAGTCGTTTGCCTCTACTTGATCTGCCGGTACCCACAAGACGCAATCGACCGGTTCCCCCCGAAATGGACTGATTTCATGCAGTTCCTGTCTTGCTTTATTTAATGCGTCGATCTTTTCAGCTTCCGGCAACGAGGCAATTTCCTCACAAAGTTGGGTTAAAAGAGTCTCCCCCACGATTCTCTCCTCCTTTTCATTACTTTTTTATACTTTTCATAAGCTGTTGATTTTGTCTGTGTAAAGGATAGCCCTTTACACCAATAATCATTTCGAAGCAACGCTTTGCAGACACGTTTCCACGATGGCACCTTTTTTGCCGCCTCCAGGTGGATGTCCGCTTCGTCCGGTATCCCGTCAGGATATCCCCGTTCTTTCCACCAGTGCAAAAATACGGCAATCTTATTTTCATAATGCTCTTTTGTCTGGGGCGGCATGGACGCAAGCAGCAACTCAGCAAATGATTTCCATGTATGCCCTTCCGGCTTTGTGATTTTGATATTCCCCATAATATCGCCTGTTTCACGGACATACATAGCGCCTTGATTTGCTCCGTTTACCCTGGCAACTACTCTAGCCCAAGTCTCTGGCTCAATTACGTGGAAAAGCCACAAGCCCTTGCGCTGGTCATCCCCGTATGGCTGGCAAATACGCATTTGTGACGGTGTCAATCCGGCCTGATGCATATAATCATAAAGCTTGTTGTACGGCTTGTTATACCTGGTATTATACAACCAGATATCCGATACCTTCCAGTCATAAATCGGATAGATGTTATATACGCCATCTCCAATCCAGGTTGTCCATTGGATTCCCTCAAATGTGGATTTATTCCCCTTTATGGTCCTGTATCTGTTCAGAGATTCATCCGCCCGGATTCCAACAAAGCAGGCGGTTAGTTTCCCGCCTCCATACCATTTCCCAAACAGAGGTACAAATTCCTCAAATTCCATGCCACGCTGGAAGAACGGGAAAAATCCTTCATCTGTTATAGCCATTTTAGGCGGCTTTCGTATCCACACATCTTCCTTCCCGGGCTCCCAACACATCCATCTTGGCTCAAATACAGACACAGCATTTCTCAAGCGAATAGGTAGGCACACCCAATATGGCTCGATATAGTCAGAGTACAGATCATACATGTGTTGGATGTGATCGATTGTGATTTTGTACATCCCTTCGAGATCCACTAACAGGACGCCGACCTTTCGGCTCCGCTTTATCGCTTCCTCCATAACGAGATGCAGCATGACCGAGCTATCTTTTCCGCCGGAAAACGATACATAAACTTTTGGAAAATCATCGAAAACCTTTGATATCCGTTGCTTTGCAGCGGTTAGGACATCAATGTCTAGATACTCTTTCGACACGACGACGCTCCCTCCTTTCTTCCAATGTCTCCGCACCCACCGCATGGCAGGCCTCTTTCTCCGGTATCTCTAATATATCCCCGTCTTGTGTAACTATGCAAAAATACCGCCTACCTCGCTTCCATGTCTCCCTGGAAAGCACCTCATAAATCCTTCCGCTTTCAAGGATATATTCGGCAAACACACCACGGCTCCCTTTCCCGTTAGATCTTGAATAATCTAATTTCGGTCTCAGAAACTCTCTCCTGAGTCTATATTTTTCGTCCGGGCCAATAATTTCTGCGGCCCAGGACGATCGAGGCGGTACACCGATATGCTTATCAAAATACCATCTTGCGTTGCAGACATCGAATACACCTCGATAAAGTCTGAAAATCTCCCTTGTGTCCTCTCCAAAAAGCTCCAGGGTTAGGATCGCTTTCATGGTTCCTCCTCCTCGCGGTTTGCACGATCCCATTCTTTCGTTATCGTGTACGCTGGGAATTCCAGCCCTCGGCAGATAACAATTCTCCCGAATACGGTCTGCCCTACGGTGGCCTCCATGACCTCCGCCTGCTCCCGGGTTATGGATCTGAGCCACAGCCGTTCGGCCATCCGGTGGAGGTGAGACCACAGGGCATCGGCTGCCTGTTCCGCCGTTAAAGGCTGCCCGGTGAGGATGTTTTTTGCCCCGCGCTCCAATTCGGACGTGTAGAAATCCTCGACCTTCATCCAGTCCGCCCCGAGGCTGTTCAGCACGTCCAGGATTTGGTTGGTATGCTTCTGTCCCATAATGATATGAATTTCGTTCATCGCGCTTTCCTCCTGGGGTTCTCCCCCTTGATCTTGTCTATATTATAGGCTAATTTTAGCCTCTTTTCAGTTCGCAAAGTGCCCAAAAATAATGGGCTAATTTTAGCCCACTTGCACAAAAAGACAACCCCCGATCTGAGTTGTGCCTCAGTCGGGGGTTGTCTCGTCAGGTTGTGTGCTTTACCCGGTCCTCCACCTCTGCCCGCTTGGCGTTGTTGAAGCGCCCCAGGTCGCCCACCAGGTAGCCGGTGATCCGGCGGATGCGCTGGAACGGCACCCGTTCAAAAACGGGAGTGATCCCGAATTCGTCGGGATTCTCGGTGCGGCGGATGGACAGCTCCACCACTCTGCGCCCTTCCTCCTGCTCCATCATGTCGATGGCTGCCTGGACGATTTCCTCGGGGATGTTGTCGGGGTTGTGGATTGTCATTTCAGCAACCCCAGTCTGCCGAGGATAGCCATAACCTCGTTACGCTTCATGTGGCGGACAGGACCGGAACCATCAGAAACCCCAATATCCACGGCCTTTTTAAACCACCCTTCCTTCTCGGACCACTCATCGTCAGGGAGGGTTTCAGCGTGAAATTCAGCCTTTCGGATAATTTCATATGCCTGTTCATTGGTCATCTCGGACAGCAGCTTGTTGATATCCATATCCTCATCTTCTCCTTTCAGTCGAGCGTTCACACGCTCTTCGATTTCGCCATATTTGCCAAATAAGTAGTTGCCAGGGCACGACTTGCCTTTGTCCGTGGTATACCGGTGGGGCACCATGTTGCACACCGCCCAGTTTCCTGTGAAAGCTGGGCAATACTGCTTGCCTTCCTTCCAGATGAGTTCCCGGATGCCGTTTCGCTGGCAGATGTCCACGCAAAGGTCGATCAGGCTTTCAAAGGCTGCGGCGGTACACTCGTATGGCTCCTCGTAGCTCTGGATACTGGATACCTCGATGGTCACCACCTCGTGGTCTACCTTGTGGGAGCAGCACCAGGCCCGGTTTTCCTCGAGCACGTACTGTCCGATGCGCCCGTCTGGCCCGATACCGTAATGGCTAGAGGCTTCGGAGGTCTGGAATACCTGACCGCAGCCCTCTACACTGCCAGGGCCGGCCATGGTATGGATAGAGATGCCTTTGATTCTCCCCTGGCGAGGCTTCGTGCAGTGCGGGGATAACTTGGTGTACACCACAAGTTTGCTGTTACTCATTGTCGCTGGGCACCTCCTGCTTCACTTCCGGCAACCCCGCAACAGAAGTCAGCAGGGACAACACACCGGCCAGCACAGCGGTAGAAACCACGGTAATCCAGTTCACATCCGACAGTACAGCAGATGCCCCGATTGCCGCCACCGCAGCCTGTGCACAGGTTTTGATGGCCCGGACGCCAGCAGCGCGCCACCAGGTTTTCCATTTCTCACTCATTTCTTCACTTCCTCTCCATGTACCGGGAGCCGGTCTATCTCCTCCATAACGGTTTTGAGATGCCCGTTCCCTCCCAAATTTTTATATGCCTGATACATCTCGACCAGGTTTTCTTTTTCGTCCAGGGTGATGTGCCCTCGGATGATGTAGCACTCCCCGAGATACCGGACCCGGTCAATCATAAGGACCTTTTGCGCCTCTAGGAGTGCATCTAATTTTGTGCTTGTCCCCTTCTTCACGGCCCACCTATGGTTGAGGATTGCTACGATGATGGCGGATAGGCCACTAGATCCCACCACCACAGAAATAAGTGTGAGTAAGGTTTCCACGCTTCACCACCCATATCTTATCCCCGTGTCCCCATGAGGGATAAACAAATAGATTTCCGATCTTCCACCGTCACGTACTACTGTACAGTTCCCAGAAAAGTCTAGCGTCCTCCCATTAGCTTCAGCTGCAATCATAATATCTTTTTTGGCGATAAATGTTGCTCCATTGCCAAATATGTTCCCCTCGTTATCGTAGACAAAGGCGCTTTCTTTTACAGTAATAGTTACTGTTTCCCCGCTCCCCGCAACACTAGGATTCTGAATCATACCACACCTCCTATCAGTTCAACGGTTGAATAACGACATACACGGTCAAATTGCTTGTTGGAACAGTCTGGCAGGTAAATGTCAAACTGTTTTTCGCCTGCTTTGTACACATGATCCCGGCCTCATAATACGCAGACTGGGAGGCAATAGCGGGTGTTGGCGTAATGAGTTGTGCGGTCTCAGTTGCAGACACACCGGAGACTATGACTTTCTGGGTGTTGGAGGTCCATCTGGAGGTGGTGAGGGTGATCGTGCGAGCGAGGGGTTTGAGAGCGTCTACGTATTGTTTTGGGGCAGCCTGAAGGTCTTCAGTCGGTTCGCCATTCAGAGTGAGCGCCCCCGTCAACGTCCCCCCACTCAACTGCAAATACCTTTCATCCGCTTGCTCTTGGGTGAGGCCGCTTTCAGGTGCATCCACCCACGCAGCTCCAGATGATGTCTTCGCCAGGATCTGTCCCTCAGTCCCCCCTTCAGGTAACCCGCTTGGGGCGTCGGACCATTCTTCGCCCGTGGAGGTTTTGGTGAGGACTTGGCCGGTGGTGCCGCCAGCGGGAACAGGGTTGGTAGAGATAGTACCATTCGCCTCTACCTCAATACCATCCCCAACAATTTCCCCGCCGATTTTGGTGGTGGTTGCGGGAGCTAAAGTAATACCCGTAGTACCAGAAATAATGCCATCTACTTCATCAGAAACAACTTTAAGGTCGGCTTGTCTAACAGCATCATTTGCATTTGTGGGAGCACCTAAATTGGTAATTTTATGACCACCCATAGCAATATCGCCACTCATAGTCCCCCCACTCAAAGGCAACCACTCAGCATCGTCCCACTCCGCGCCGTCTGCGGTTTTTTTGATGATCTGACCTTCGGTGCCACCATCAGGGAGACCACTAGGCGCGTTTTCCCACGCGCTTCCGTCCGCTGTCTTGGTCAGTACCTGCCCCGCCGTGCCGCCGGAGGGGTTCGGGATGGCTCCCACATCCTCAGCGGACGGAGTCCAGGTATCCGGTCGTGCGCCAACATCCTCCGCATCCAGTGTAACATCGGCGCTGAGCGCATGTCCGTTAACGGTTCGGCTGGGAGGCACATAGTCCCTCGGGGGTAGCTGCTCATTTGGAACCTTCCCGGAGCCATCCAGTGACGCAACGCCATTCGCCTGCCCCTTCTGCCCCACCGGGATATAATTCCCGACCAGAGAGACGGTTATGGTATCGTCTACATACTCTTTGGACGCCGCGTCTGTGTTGTCGGTGGGCTCTGCAAGGTCGGTTATCTTGTGTCCGCCCATCTGGAGCGCCCCGGTCATGGGCACAGAACCGTCCGACATGAAATCGCCGGAGCCGGTGCCGTTGGAGCCGTTGTATACCTGGAATGTACCTCCAGTCTGCCCGTCGGTGAGGTATACGGTATAGGTATCCGTGGTTCCAGGCGCGCCGGTGCCAGACGTGCGCTCGATACGGTCAACGCTCGCGCCGGTGGGGCCGGTCTCGCCTTGAATACCCTGTGGGCCGATGACGGAGCCTGCATTGATGGGTTTCCCGGCAGAGAGGGTAATCACCAGGTCGCCGTCCTCGTTGACGGTTGCGTTGGTAACGCTCACGCCCTGGGGGCCGGTTGCACCTGTTTCTCCGGTGTCGCCCTTGTCGCCCTGGATCCCCTGAGGCACCCCAATCACAAACAGCAAGTTCCCCTCGGGAGAGGTGGTTTTGGTCACGGTAACGGAGGATCCCGCCGGGAGCGTCTCCCCGTCCATGTCCATATTTTCGATGTAGGTCTTCGCCTGCTCTGCCTCTGCGGCCGCGTTTTCGGCGTCGGAGGCGGAATTCGCGGCAGAGGACGCGGATGTCTCCGCCTCATTGCGGGCAGTCTCTGCGTCCGTCTTTGCGTCGCCTGCCTGCGTCGCCGCTGTTTGTGCAGCGGTAGCGCTCCCAGATGCCTGGGTGGCTGCTGTTTGGGCCTGCCCACTGGCCGTTTCGGCTGCTGTTTTCGCGGTTTCTGCGGCGGACTGGGCGGAAACGGCAGCGTCCCTTGCGCTGGATGCCTGCCCCGCTGCTGTCTGCGCCTGCTCCACAGAGTCGCCGATGGTGCCGGCAGCGGCAACGGATTGATCCCTCGCCGTTTCCGCTGCATCCTGGGCGTTTTCCGCCGCGGTCTGTGCCGCCGCTGCGCCCTGTCTGGCCGCTTCAGCCTGGGTGGCGGACTGGCCGGCCTGGTTCGCTGCGGTCTGGGCGGCTGTTACCTGAGACGCAACTGCATTTTGGGCGTACCCCTTGATAAGCTCCCCTTTGATGCTGGATGTGGTTGCATTTTGGGAGACAACGAGCAGATCATCGTCCCCCATGGCGGAGGCTACCGGCAAGTCGGTAATCGCCTTTGGTACATTAGCCATCCTGTTTCACCTCCGCTGCGTCCTTTCCAGCCTCAGCATAGGCCATCCGGAGCAATTCCCTGGCCCGCGCCATGATCTCCACCTGTTCCCCAGATACGGGGATGGCGGAGATGTATTTAAACGCCTGGTCTAAATATTCCTGAACTTTCGTCATGAAATCACTCCTTTGTCCTTTAAGGCTTCTTTTATTTTTTGGACTTGATAAATCAGCAACGGAATGAATTCCCCGTAGCGGATTGCGTAGCGATACACAGGCTCTCCTGTTTTTTCGTCCGTCCCAGGGTTTTTTATAAAAGCCGCGCAATCCTGCGTTGAAATCCCAGAATCATACAACGCAGCTTCTACGTCCTGGGCGATCAACCCCATGTGGGTTCGCCCGCTGGATCCGTTGATTAGCTTATACGACACAGGCCGCAACAAATCAAACAGATAATCATATCTCGATATGTCGTACGAAATATCCGTTTTTATATTTCTGTCAGATGTCCGTATTTGATCGTTTGTTGCCCAGACATCCGTCCACCTGAATTGAGATTCCCCGCACGAATAGCGATCATCGGAATTTGGCGTCACATTACCCTCCATTGTAAGGTGGGGCCCTGCCGCTCCAGTAACCATTCCGAACGACCCTGGAGACGCATCCACCCACCAGTTGCCGGCAGATGTCATGCGCATACCGCCACGGTTCGTAACGAATTCCAGGCCGACGCCGGTGGCCGTGGATGTGGTTTCCATGGCGCCAACCGTGCTCCCCCCCGACGCCAACAGTTCCACCGTCCCGCCGCGCAGTATGGACGCCTCCACGGTGCCGGTTTGGATTTTTGAGCCGTCAATGTATGTGGTGCCCCGGAAGCTCCACGCCTCTACTTTATCCTCTGCGTTGTTGGCAGTGTTGTTGGCCTTGTTGGCCAAGCTGTACGCGCTGTTTGCCGTGCTCTGCGCGTCATTGATATCCCCACGGACGGAGCTGGACAAGTCGGAAAATGTAATGGCCCCCGTGAGATTCAGGCGATCCGCATCAATCTGGCCAGTTTTGATACAGGCCCCATCGATGGTAGTTGTACCGGAGGACAGGCCGGTAAACGTAACGAGGCCATCCATTTTAATGGTTTCGCTGGAAATGGTCACGTCTCCCGCTTTAAGGGAAATCGTGGACGATGTTGACCCGTTGGATACCGAAAGCGTGATGGAATCCAACTTCACGGAAATGCTGGATATCTGTCCCTCTAAATCCTCTGCGATACCCTCCACTTGTAGGAGGATTTCGCTGGCGGACTTGGATATCAGGGACCGCGTTCTGGCCAGCTCACGGTCGTACTGCCGGCGCTCCAGGGATTCGTAGGGATACTCGTCGTCCACCTCATCCAGGTCAGGCGCAGATATCTCGGAATTATATAGGCGGGAAAACGACATGTTTTCGTTGGCGACAACGGAATAGATCCCGCCAACGACAACGCCATCCCCAATCTCCGCCGCTGGGTCCATCAGAGCCTCCCCCGCGGTGTATGGCTGGGACTCCACATTCTGCACGGCGGCAAGAATGGAGTTCGCCATAGCCTGGGACGCCCAGGCGCAGGTGACCTCCAGCGTTCGCCCCGTGTCATTCCCTGCGGTGTAATAGGTCTCACCATCCACGCTGAGATTCACGCGAGAGATGTTGGACGGGATGTCCCCAATATCTAGGCTGCCCGCCCGAGACCCCAGAAAAATAGAGTCAGACAAGGATCAACACCTCCCCCGCAAACTGGATGGGCTGGCCGTACTCCGTCACCAGGTAACCCGCTTGCTCTGGGATATCTCCAAACCGGATCAATCGCAGCTTTCCCTCGTCGGCGATGATCCAGTTGCCCGCGTCGGAAACGGCAATGAAGGACAATGCCTCCCGCATGGTGAGGTCCCCTTCTTCGTCCACAGGGTACTCAACGGGGAAATCGTCGGAGAGAACCGTGCGGGGATCCACAGAAACACCCATGCGTTGGGCAATGTCCGCCACGGCAGTTTCCTGGGGCATGGGCCAGTTATCATACACGTAATCCTCGTTGAGCCAGACGTTTTCCGCCTTGAGCATAGCGTCGTAGCCAGTTACCGTGAGGATGCCGGACACCTTATCCAGTTCCCGCGTGGAGAAAAAGAACACGCCCTTTGGAATCCATTCGCTTGCCTGCTTCCCAACGCACACCCGGACGAACACCTGAATTTGCGCCTGCCTTGGGATGGTCCCGATTGGAATGATCTCCATATCGATCTGCCTGGCATTTACGTTCCCGATCCCTGGGGAGTCGAACAGCCCGCCAGAGATGGACAGGGAAACGATATTCCCCTGGGTATACTCCTGCCCCGCAATGTCCAATTTCAGCTCTGTCCAGTGACCCGGATCGGAAAAAATCTGGTTGTAAAGGTCGCTGGTCGTGTGCATGGTATCACCTCTCTACCAGAGTCATGGAACCGCCCTCCACCCAGGTGATCCCAGATTCCACCTTCTCCTGGGTCATCTCCGGGCCCTCTACCCAGAACACTTTGGTTTTTTCTGTGCCGTCCAGGTCCAGGTAGGTCACCGTAGACGGCTGGGTAATAAGGTCGGCGATAGCATAGGCGTTTCCCGCCCGCATCCGGGCGAACTCAACATCAAGCTGCACCTTGCGAATGTTGCTGCGGTGCTCGATGCCATCCATGGTGACCACGCTGCTCTCCTGCCGGTAGATGGGAGATTGCGCGATTCCGCTCTCCGCTAGATAGCCGGAGATGTCGGTGCCGTTAAGCACAAGTTTTGCTTTCATGCACGCACCCCCTTAGATCAGAGACGATTTCGCGGTCCGGCGGGCGTTTCCGTTCAGTGCCGCTCGAAGGTCGTTGAATGTCGCTCGGTAGAGTTCCTTGCCGTTGATCACCAACGGGATCTCCACTTGGTAAACCTCGCGGGCTGTGGCCCCTCTTGGCACCGCTGCTGTCGCTGCTTGGAGCAGGGCGGATGGGGTGTTGGGGGAGGGGCGAGTGACGAGGGATGCACCGTACTCAAACTTAGATTGAATGTTCCGAATGGTGGCGGCGTCTGCGACAGAGTTGGCCATACCTCTGACTGACTTCACAGCGTCCTCCGCCGTGGAATCAACGCCCGCCACAATGCCTTCTGTGATGGGTTTGCCGACCTTATCGCGAAACACCTTAGACGGAGAGTTTATCCTAAGCTCGCTTCTTGCTGCCGAAAGCGCGTTGCGTGCCATTTGGCGAAGTTTTGAGTTCAACGCATTCACATTGATTGCTCCAGCGATTGCGTCGTTAATGGCGTAACCTATAACAGTGAAATCTCGAACCATTTGATATCCGACGCTTCTGGCGGTGTTTATCATGGAAACCATTTGGCCAGTAACGGTTCCTACGGCAGAGCTAATGCCGCTCGCCACTTCTCCGTCCGCATCTGTACCAATTGCCGGGAAATTCCCTCCGGCAACGGCAGAATCGCCAGTGGATTTTGTTCCAGCAATTAGCTCACTCATAGAGGAGTAAACCGTTGGCGCACTACTATCGATTCCTGACGCAGTGTTTTGTCCTATCGCCGTCCCCGTTGCCGGGAAGTTAGACGATTGCACGGTTGCGTCCGCTGTCGTTTTTGCTCCTGTCACTACGTTAGCGGCGGCATTATTTACCGTTCCGGACTGACTGGTAATCCCCTCGGCAACGCCTTGCGCAGCTGTTGCACCGGTCTGTTGCGGCTGTCCGTCGTTCATCGTCGCGTCAAGGGTTGTCTGCGCTCCGTCCGCCACAGAGGCAGCCGCCATGTTAACCGTCCCCGCGTTGGTGATAATCCCGTTGGAAACCAAGAAATCCCATGCGGCGCCGATCTGCGCGGCGTCCACCCCCGGCATAAGCTCCTGCATCAACTGCATGTAGATTTGCTGGGCAGAACCGGTAAGCTGGTAAGCGCCCTCGTTCATTCCGGTTCCGATCGCTGTCGGAATCTGAACGCCGCCCTCTCTCGCTTCATTGACCTGAGTCTCCAATGCAGATCGCTGTTGCTCTAACAGACTTGCCCAACCATTCCGTTCGGTTTCAGACATCTGGTTCCAGTGCTCCGCAATATAGACCACCATGTTTTGGTAGTCAGCCTGCATCTTCGCCACATTTTCCTCTAAGGCTGCCTGGTTATCTCCGGACGCCTTTACGATGTTTGCAGAGGACTGTGCAATTGCTTGATCCAACGCAGCCATGTCGCCCGTGGTTGCATTGGCGATCTGGTTATAGGTTTCCAAGGTCTGATTGTAGCTGTCCCATGTCCCCTGGGCTGTGGTCAAATTCTGCTCACTTTGGGCAAGGGCTTCGTTTGCTGCATCTAGCTGGCTTCGCAAATCAGAATATTGTTTAGCGGTTAAACCCCCGGTATCCGCAAGCATACCCTGTAAAGTGTTTACTTGCTCCTGCGCCGCATTGTAATCCCTGGTAGCCTGAGTCAGATCTTGATATGCTTGCAACTGCTTAGTAAGCGCTTCTTCGTATGCCGGTTGGATAGCATTTAAAGCGGCTTCCTGCTTCCTCGCAAAAATCAGATCATCGATAGCGTCGGACACTTTGTATACCGCTCCGGCCTCACTTTCAGACGCCGAAACCGCCCCAGGGACCTTGTTGTTTATGTAATCTGCAAGGTAAGCGGCTCGTTCTTCATATCCCTCTACAACACGCCCATTAGCATCCGTGATACTCTGGAGCTCACCAACATACTGCTCCACAATACCCATCTCACTTTGGATGGATGCCATAGATTCACCGACGGACTCTTGTAAACTATTGAAGGAATCTGCATGTTCGTTGATCTGGTCAGTAGTTTCCTGGATGCGATTTGCAAACTGCTCCGAATAACTGATGTATTCCCCTTCGCTCTGACTGAGCGTCACAATCGCCGCCGCAACACCGGCTGCCGCTGCGCCAAGCAGAACAAACGGATTCGTAAGCGTTGCGAGAAGGCCCAGGCTAGAAACCAACTGGCCAATTTTGGACACAACCGAGGCAGCAGCAAGAACGCCGATTGCGGTAGCAACACCCGTAATGGCAGGGATAGCGATATCGCTGCTCTCTGCAATGTCCAGGAAGCCGTTTACCAAGTTAGCTGCAAATTCTTTGACCTTTGCCACCATAGGAGACAAAGCATCTCCCGCTCGAGCTAAAGCGTCATTTAGGTCGCTAGACGCCTTGTTGGTTTCTACGATTGCGGAGTTAGTGTTTCTCCATTCCTCCGCAGCGGAAACAAGACCTTGACGGGACAATTCCTTCAAAACCAGATTGGCTCTCTCTGTTTCGCTATTTGCGCTCTCTAGTGCAGCGTTAAACTCATCCTCACTGGTGCCCGCCCAATTGAGCACATCGGCAAATGTCCCAGTTACCTTGGACGTCCTAATTGTCTCATTTACGGCCTCGGCCAAGGAGTCTATTGGAATAGAGTCTCCATAGGTCGCCCAAGCGCCAATGGTTCCGTCGATCATCTTGCTTAGGTCCTCTTGCGAAAGACCTAACGCCTGTAGGTTAGACAGGGCCGTTGCGCTGGACTGCTCATCGCCAAGAACAGAGTAAAACTGCTGGTAGCTCTGCGCTGTCTGTTCGGCAGTGTAGCCAGCTTTCTGGCTAGACACTTCCAGAGATGCCATAATCCGGCGATACTCAGAGGTAGACTCTACAAGGTCTGCAATGCCGCTAACGACGGACTGAATCCCGTCGGAGAGCATATCCGCAGAGAACACATCCCCAAAGGCGCTGCTGGCCTCTTTGGCTTCATTCCCAGCATCGTCCAGAGACCGGTCCAGCTTGTCCGCTGCGTCAGCAGCGTCCTGCATAGCACTCCGGCTCTGTTTGAGTTCCGTGGAGAGCCGCTCAATCTGCGAAGCGAATTGTTTTGCTTCGGACGATCCGTCGCCAAACTCTAATACGGCATTGCTATATGCCTGTTTTAACCCCTTGAGGTCGCCCTCCTGCTGAGAGATCTTTTGGCTCAGCCGGTCAAAGGCACTTACGGCCTGGGTAGTCTCCGTAGAAACGCCGCCCATTTCAGCCTGGAGCCGGTTGATTTCTGCGGTTGTATTGTTGATCTGGGTACCCAAATCATTGACAACCTTGTTTTGACGGTTATAGGCATTGTTGGCCTTTGTTACCGCCATGACCATCTCATCCTGGCTGGAATACTGTGCATTTGCGGCATCTTCCGCTGCCTGAGCCAGCTCTTTTAATTTCGCAGACTGCCGGTCATACTGGCCATTCAATACAGACAGCTTTTGTTTCTGTGCCTCCAGAGACCGGCCCAAAATATCAGACTGCTTTGCAGCCCGACTTTCAGCGCTGTCCAGCCCAGACATAGAGGTGACGGCGGACTTCATTTCGCTGCTCAAATTCTTGATCTGAGAATCTATCGCTTTGAGTGCAGATGAAAATTCTTTTTCGCCATCAACGCCTACTCGAATAGATACATCCGTTGCCATGCAGTCACCTCCTACTTAAAACTCAACAAGCGCATGAATTCGCTTTCGTTGTCCTCAATCGTCGGCTTGCGTTTTGCGCCCTCGCTTTTTATCTGCTGGATCGCGATGAAATCAAGTAGTTCCCCAAAAGGAAGGACAAGCGTCTCATGCCGAGAAAGACCGATTTTCATCCCATACCACAAAAGCCAGGCAGAGGTCAGCTTTCCTCCTGCCTGGCCTCTACGTTTTTTTCGGGCTCGACCTCCACAGTGGTCTTGCTCCCCTCTGCAACAACAGAGGAAAGGTCAGCAAAAATTTGCTTGAAGTCATCAATCCCGATGCAGGAAAGTACTTCCTTTTCAGTAACGCGAGGAGGAACCTCCATGCCGTTATATTCAGCGTAGTCGCTCCCAGCGTTCATAACTTGAGTTAAGAACCACATAGCATCAGCGGTCTTTCCGCTTAATACCTGCTGGAGCCCCTTGTCTGCATCGCCATACTTCTCCTCCAGGGCCACAACGACCCCGGAGGAAAAGCAAGCAAGATGTGTGTTCCCTCTAAAATTCACGTTAATTGTGCGCATCACGCACCCTCCTTCGCCGTCACCGTCGCCTTACCAGCCTTAACCGCCTTATTGGAGGCATCAGCTTCCACAACGCCGATCTCCTGGCCAGTGGTTGCCTGGACGGCAGACATCCCATTCCAGGGCGTCCAGCTAGACACGTCCTCTCCGTATGCGGCCGGGAGAGTGACTTCCGCACTCACCTGATAGACATAGTGGTTACCATAAGTAATAGGAGGCGCTACGGCAATTTCGGTTTCCCCCGTCTCAGACCCTGCGGCGCTGGAAACCGCCAGTGTGCCCAGGGTCGGATTAGGGTTTGTGATGTTCAGCGCATCCTTAATGGCTGCCTCCGCGTCGGCCTCGGTGTCCATGGGGGTGGACTGCATCTGCCAGCCGTGCTTGACGCTGTCGTCTCGCATAACGGCTGCAGTCAGCTCCTTGGCCTGCCACTCGATGGTCTCGCCCTGAGTGACGGCAGAGATGCCGGGATTGGCGAACTGGATCTTATTGAACACCACCGCAATCCACTTGGTCTGGCCGTTCTGTTTAGCCTTGATGATGCCGCCAAACCCGACATAAGGGATTGCCTGGTCATCGTCATAAACGATCCACTGGGGGCTAGAGGTGGTCACACCGTCCACATCCATGGCCTGCTGCTTGAGGCCAAGAATGGCCAGCATGGGAGTGGGAAGCAGGTCATCCGTAGACAGGGTGATAGTGCCGCCGGAAAACTGGTTGTCCGTCTCTGCAACGGCATTGTCGGCGTAAAAGTTATTGCTATCGCCCTCTTCCAGTTCAAGGGTCAATTCTGTGGCCTTGCCGATCAGGCCGCCTTTGGAATAGGTAACGGTGTTGCCATCATTGCTGTAGATGGCGTAATAGGGTTTGGATAAACCGATGGTTGCCATATGCGATCATCCTTTCGAAAGTTTTTTGAATTCTTCTTCCGCTACCTGGACCATCCGTTCTCTGGCTTGTCCTCTAGTAGCTCGAAGCGCGTTCGCGAAAAATGGGATTTTCTTTGAGAACGAAGTCCCGGACTGCGTCGCTCTGGCGATCATGATATTTGCCTTGCCGTTTGCGTTGTAATCCGGTTGCTGGAAGCCGATCAAGGTATTGATGAAACCGTTATCATCCTGCATATCTGCAATACCGAACGAATCCTGTAGCCCAGCTTTCTCCACGGATGTAATCCCGTTTTTGGGATTGCTTTCAGTTCCCCAGCTTTCATCTACGGGAATAGCGCTGATGTTCGCAGATACCTGATTTGCAATGATGGCACTCCCCTCATACACGGCCTTTTTGACTACGTCATCTGCGTTCTCACCTAGAGATCGAATGATTTGTAGGTACTCATTGATTGCATTAGTCGTCACCTTAGCCTTCGGCATCGTCTGTCACCTCCCAATACCATTCGTAATGTGTAAATCCGGTTTCCTCTTCGTATTGCGTGGAGTTCAGGACCCAGGCGATCCCGGCGGCGTCAAACGCTTCCTCTATCTGTTCCTTCCACGGGTCAAACTCCTGTTTGGTATACAGGTCTGTGTACCCGGTAACAGCCTTTTCCGCGTGAAGGTTGCCTGCCTCCAGGTCGTTGGCTCCGGTTTCACCCCAAACGAAATACCGATCAGAGTGCAGCTTTTCGTTGTGGCTGACAGAATCCGTCACCGACGTGTGTGCAGAAATGATTGTTTCGTACCACCTCATCATGGCACCTCGAATTCTTGTTCTATTTTGGCGAGGGTGATGTCAACGGATTCCGGCCATACATCCATCACGGACTGCACTAGATCAACGCGGTACTGACGTCCATCCTCTGTGATCGCGACATTTTGGTTGTTCACATTTCCGACGCGCTGCGTCCTGATTACCCGCTCAATGTCCACCTGGTTTTGCCGGCCGCTATAGTAGCGTTGGATTCCCAAACGCTGCTCTTCGTAGCGAAGGGAAACCTTTTTCGTCAGCTCAGGTTCTGGCTGGTATCCAGGACGCGCAGCATCCTCCACAGAATAGATAGACACAACACCATCGTTGTAACTTTGGGTGATTGCGTTATTGGCCCTGTACGGCGCTTTCCACGGCATAGATACTCACCGCCTTGTCGTTCTGCATTCCCAAGATTAACGCCTGGAAATTGTTTTCAAAAACGTCCAGCGCGCTGTCTCTGGCGTATCTCACATACTCCATTAGGAGGGTCCTGGGCATACCGTCCGCCGTGTAGTCAGCCTCTTCCCCGTACTTTCCGTTCAGGTACACCATCCCGGCGGCGATGAGGCCGGATATTTTGGTATCCGTTGCCTCATCGTCCCAGGTGATGTTGAGGTAATTCTTCACATCGGACAGCAGGCCATCAGGTAATCTGTCACGATTTGCCGCCATGGCGTTAAGACTTCGTCACGGTTACCACGTAAGACTGATTGGCGGTGCCGTTTTCGGCAGTCACCTTGACAGTCAGCGTGTTGGCGCCAGTCTTCCAAGTCACGGGCCGTCCGTTGATGACGGGAGTAGCGGCCTCATCGCCGGGGCCCTTGTTGGTGATCTCGATAGTAGCATTGGCATCGGCGGGAATCGCCATAACCGTATTTGTAGCATTGGTGGTGGTCGCAGTGTACCCGTTCAGCTTGGTCGCGGAAAAAGCGGGAGACAGGGCCAGGCCGCCGATCCGCAGGTCTGCCAGATCATCCACGTCGGAAGCGGTGGGGGCGTCTACCTGCTGCACCTTCCACACAGCGGGCTGGATGGCAGAGATGTCCAGGACGAAGAAAGCGTTGTTGTCCATGGGGAAGCCGTTGGCGTACCCCTTGATGAGATACATCCTCTCATCCTCGATGAAGTGGTAATGGTCGCTGTACTCAATGCGGCCATCCCGAGCGGAGCCAATAGCGGCAAAATACTTGTACCCCAAGCCCATGATCGCCTGTCCCTGCTCCACAGCGGGAGACTGGATTACGGTCATGGGATAAGGCATCACGTCATTGGCGTAAGTGCCGCTCGGGGTCATCATAGTGGTGGCGGGCATGATCTTCTGGAAGTAATCCACGGGATTGACCACCAGGATCACGTCACGCACATTCCGTGCCTTTCCGTTGGGGTCCACCGCCATGAGGGAAAGCAGATTACCCACAGTCGCGGGAGACAAGTCGGACACGGCCACAGGAGCCTTGACGGGGTACACGCCGCCGGTCACAGTCACGTTGTCGCCGACCTGGCGATTCATGCCGATGGGCATCTCGTTGCCGTCGCCAGCCACAATGCCGGCCTCCAGACCGTTGGCATACGCCTCGTACAAAACCTGCCGCACAAAGCTATCCAGCCATTCAGGGCCCAGATCCAGCATGGCCTTGCAGACCGGCATAAAGGCGGACAGCTTGAGCAGGCCGGTGTCAACCTCCTTGAAACCAGAGGTCAGCTCCCGGACGATCTCATCACACAGCTGGCCCCAGGCAGCTTCCTGGTAGCCGTTGGTGTTCATCATCATCCGGATCGCGCCCCGGGTGTTGGTGAACTGGATATGGGACAGCAGAGGGTGGGAAGTCTGGAGTTCATCGAACACTGCGTCGATGACGGTCTCAGGCATCACCACATCCAGGTTATTCAGAGCCTGGCGGGGATCCTTTTCCTTCATCGCGCCGATGAGTTTCTGATAGAAGACCTTCTCCTTGCTGGTGAGCTGGCGCACGCCGCGGGCGGTCAATACAGAGGTGTCAATCCCCTGCTTCATCTCCTCCACCTGCTCGGCGGCTCTCTGCTGCACATCGTCGCCGATGTTCTGAATCATCTCGTCAAAGGCGACCGAGAATTCATCGGTGTTGCCATCTTTGATGGCCTGCTGAATTTTGGCCCGGATCTCATCCCGGGTCAGAGCGTCGTTGTTTCTCATCTCGAATCAATTCTCCTTTCTGTTGTCGAAAAGTTTCATGACGGGGTTGATAGGAACGGGCGGTTCTTCCACGGGTTCCCTTTGAGGTTTCTCCTGCGCTGGTGTCTCAGAAAACACTCGCTGGATAATCCCTCGCTTGGCTGTCTGGACCACAGGAGCCGACGGATCCGCTGTGATGGCCGTGGCGAGGCCGTACTCCAGCGCCTGTGCAGGCGTCAACCACGTCTCCGCCTCCATCAGTTGACGAACGGTATCAGCGTCCATACCAGCCCGCTCGACGAATGCATTGATTCCAACGTCGGTCATGAAATCCGCCTCATCCGCCGCAGCACGCAGGTCTTTGGCGTAGCCCTCGGCACTCATCATCACCTGGTGGAGGTAGTAGGCGGACAGGTTGGACGCGATTCTCTCATCGCCAGCCAAGAACGGATAGAGGGCCGCGCTGGCAACGAATCCATCTCCGTATGTCACAACCTTAGCCTGGTGCTGCCGAAGCGCGTTGTAAATCGCCCAACCTTCCGAAACGGATCCACCGTAGCTGTCGATGTGAACGCGGATTTCGTCAACCTCGAGCGCCTCGATCTCGCGACGGATTCCGTTTGCAGATACATCTCCATCAAAAAACTCGAATGGTACGATGTCGCCGAAAATGTAGATATCCGCCGATCTATCGGCTTGCTGGATTGCATAGTAATTTCTCACGTTGTATCACTCCCCTCTCGTGCTCAGGTTTCGGGTGGCTTGTCCCATGGTGGAGATGTTCAGGGTCATAAAGTGTTCATCGCCCCACGGCTCTGTAATCGGGGGCTGGTTGGCCGCCCGCAACACGTCGTTGATTGTGAATGCGCCAGAGCCAACCAACTTTTCCACGTTGGCTGCGTTGGCGAAAATATCGAAGTGAATGATGCTGGAGGTATCAATCCGCAGGAAGTTCCCACGGCTCCAACCTTCATACCCGTACCGCTTCCGGTTGATTTCCTCTTGGAGTTGGTCCGCGAGAGGGTCGATGCAGTTTGTGAGGAAGCGTGTGTTGGCATCCGCCGTCCCCTCGACAGAGCCGTTGACCAACACGGACGGGATCAGGAATCCCCTCGCAGTAAAGTCGAAGATGTCCTCTATCATGGCTCTGATATCCCTTGTGTCCCTGCTGGCCCCAGAAGCCCCGCTGACGTTTTCGTAGGTGTATCCGTCGAACTCTGGCAGGATAGCTCCGTCGCTTTCCAAAAACGGCTTAACCTGGGCGGCGATCCTCTCCTGAAACTTCTCCGCCCACCCTTTGTCGCCCTGAGCGATTTGGTTCACATGAACCTTCCAGTGCTGGCCGTTCCCCCAGGTGTACGCCTTCATCGCCGCGGACACCATCCGCCAATAGGACTGGTACAAACCATCCAGGATCGGCTTCATGTTTGTTTGGTTCAGCTTCAAGTGGATGACGCTGTTTTCATAGAACGGATACTGAAATTGGTACTCATCCACTGTGACGCCGCTATACTCGTTTTGCCGGGATGGCCACAGTACCGGAGGTTCCCAGGTGTCCGCCACCACAAGCGAATCAAGGTCACCGCGCTTCATCGTGTCTACCACCAGGGCTTCGTTATTCTGGTACAACCGGGCGACCAACTTGTGCAGGAACGCGCTGGAGTTTTGGTTCGTGTTCGGGGATACGTTCCACAGGTAGTACTCTCTCCCCTTTACCTCTTCGTTGGCTTGGAAGGTGCGAAACTCGCACCGCCCCAATGCATTGGCGACCATGTTCACGCAAACCCAGAAGGACAATTCGCGCACTTGGTATTCTTGCGCGGCTTCAAACAGTTCGCGGCAGGTCACCTCCACAGGGTCGGACTGACTTCGTTCCCGAAGCCATCGAAAGAAATTGATTCCCACCAGTTCGCCTCCTTTCGGTTTTACTTAAAAGAAAAGAGCCAACCACCGATCTCTCGGCAGTTGGCTCAATGGCTCAATGCTTTTTGATTGATACGCATCCGGTATTCGTTCACGGAGATAGTTCCCCGCTCCACATCTCCCCAATCCGGGTCCCACAAAACCTCACCAGACCAGTCGCACTTCCGACCGTCAGGCAGTTTTCCCCGGCATCTGGTTAAGACCCCCCTGGCTCCCCGCTTCACTGGGTGCAGTTTCTTTCCACACCCCGGACAGCAGAACCAGGTCTGGCCATCAATTTCTTTTATCATGGCGATGTCTCCTCAAAATACCCCATTTGGTTTACCTCAAAGCTGACAGCATGGCGAATGTCCACTGTAAGATGGCACTCCGGATTGCATCTTTCACAAGCCCTCCGGTCACACTGATACAGGACAACTTGATCCGCTGAGGCGCTAACCGACGCTTCCAGCTCTGCAATCCGCGCCTCCCTGGACTTTACCGCTGACACCAGGAACGGGATACATCTCGAAAAGTCTTGTTTGGGGCCTTCACACCACCCAGAATAGCTTGGGCACTCGTTTTTGAATTGGCAGCTCACAGTTTGATCGCCCCCACTGGCGGAATTTCCACCGACATCCCGTCCCCCAACGCTGGCTCAACAACCATGCTGGCCACTAACGCCATAAACGGGTCTGTCTTTCGACTTCTTGCTTCAATTTTGGCGTAAATGAAATTTCCTGTATCCACGCCAAGCTTTCGGCTGCTTGCCACCCGCTTTGTGTTGTTTACCGCCCACCGAAGACACGGGTTGTCCCCCCAGTGGAACAGGCCACGGTCAAAGCACTCTTGAATGACTGGTTCCACCTGCATGATGTCAGACGGGCGAATCATCTTGACCCGGGTCTTGTCCGCTGCGTCGAAGCCGATCTTCCGCAGACTCTCCGAAACCAACGTCCACCTGTAGTGGTCCATGGCAAGCATTTTCAGGTTGTATTTCTCCGCCGCCTTGGCGATGTATTGGGCCAGCAAATCCGGATGAATGGACACATCGTCTACCGCCGTAACAAACCCGCGTTCAGCCCATTCCCTCCACGGAGCCTTCACACGGCTCAGCATTCTTGATTGTAAGCACATCCAGGCGTGGTTGATGTCGTATCGCTCTGCCCCTCTGCGAAAGTGCAGATTTACCGCCGCCCAGTCGGACAGCTCAGCATAGTCTATCCCGACGGTGCAGGACCATCCCTGAAGATCGGGAACCGTTTGGTTTGTGGCCTTGACCTTCTCATAATCGGTCACCGCGATCTCTTTGAAGCCGGCACGGATTCCCATGCGTTTGGTAATGAAATCCCCATTCTGTTCCGGGTGGTCTTTCCAATCCCGGTACTCGTCCGCGATCGCTTGTTGGAGGTGCGGCATGTAGTACAATGACGGATTTGCCATGAACCAGTTTTCTGGATCGTGAACCTGATCCTTAGACTCCAGGCAGCAGATGAAGGGAAGAAACCCGTTGTCCTCCTCTCCTTCAAACAGGATCCTTCGTCCTCTGGCCAGATAATCGTCCAGCGGTCCATCCGAAACTTCCCCGTTGGAGGTGAAGATTCCGACGCGCGGCTGGGCCACCTTCCCTTGGCCGGTGATAAACACCTTGATATTGTCGTAGTTCTCGAAGGCGTGGACCTCATTGAACACTACCTTACCGGAGCGCATACCGTCCCGGCCCTTCGGATTATTGGTCCGCCCCTTCATAACCCCTTTGTTCTTTCGGCCCTGGATCAGTTCCTTGGTATGGTAGTAGTGCTTTCGCAGCTTGCTTTCCCACTTCGGCGTCTCCAAAACCTCTGCCAGATCCTTGACGGGCGTGACTGCCTGTTCCTCGTTGTTGGCGCAGATGTCAACATTGTAGTGGGCGACCGGATTGTACGGAGAGATGGAACACGCGGAGTCGAACGCAATGAATCCATCCTTCCCAGCGCCACGGCCTACCATGCAGAGAACCGTTTTCCACCGTGGCGTCCCATCCGCTTTGTAGGTGCAATCCCAAAGCGTAAGCAAGAATTCCTCCCAGGGGAAGAGCCGATCATAGGGAAAATACTTTACCAACCCGAGGTAACGCCCAAGCTGCTCACGATCCACGTAAACGTCCTCCTGGGCAAACACACGCCGAACATAAGCCGCCAACGCATGTTGTTCCCGGCAGGCCCGCGGGCGATCCTGCTCCACACTCTCTAAATACCCAAGAACCTCTTTTGGGATCTCACAGGGCATCGTCATCACCACCGGATGGTTTCGCATTAAGAGCCTGATCCTGGAACCCGAGGGCACGCCAGATATTTAACATCTGGGAAGAGATTCGGGCGATCTTCTCTACGCTCTTGTTGTCTGTGGTTCCCTTCTGGTTGGCACCGTTTTGGTACTCCACATACACCCCGCGCTCCGCGATATCTTCGGCCAGCATTTTCTCCAGGCACCACAGACTCATGTACTCGTTGACCTTATCCACATAAGGCCGACTCACCAGCCCGCGGGATTGAAGATCCTCCAACAGATCTTCGCGAAGCTGCTTGTAGTCAGCGGTCTTTTCGTAAACCGCGCACAGACCAGATGCTTTTTTCGGCATGTTATCACCTCACCTATACGCATAGTATAGTATATACAGAAAGGACTGCACCCTTAGCGACCGGCCATTTTCAACCTCGACTCGTTTTTTTCGAGGGGGGGGAGTAAAAATTTTTTCAATCCCATCGCTCCTCCGTCAGCCACACTTTTCGCGAAGGAAATTTTTTCTGCGATTCAGGATGCAAAGCCTCATGGCATTTTTTACAAACGCATTCGAGGTTCCTTCTTCCGTTCTCATCAAACACACTCAGCGCAAGGTCCGGTCTATCCTTAAGATGGTTTATGTGGTGGACGATATACCCTTTAGTATATCTACCTTTCTTCCTGCACTCTTGACATTCAAAATGATCGAGCCTCAAGACTTCAGCCTTAAGCCTCCTCCACTCCGGCCAGGAGTAGAACGCATCCACGTTTCCCCCAGCAACCATCCCGGAGAGCTCTTGTAGGGTGTGGGGCATGAGAACACCTACCATTAACTGGTCTTTTCCATCGAAGTAGTATACCAAGCAATTACGAGTTATAATCCCTTCGCAAAGCTCTGCCCCCCCCCCCCCCCCCCCCACCAAAAAAACGATGTTTTATAATATTTTTTTCCCCCTTCCCACACACACACCCCAAC